ACAAGTTAGATTCCCTACTTCATTAACAGGTAATGTTGATGATTTAAGAGGTTGTGGTTACGGAAATAACTCTGATAACGTTTACGCTTTTTGGGAATATAAATCTTATGATAACAGATATTACATCAACGGTTATGGTGGAAGTTATATGCAAGGTAATGCTGATGGTCAATATTATTGTACACCACACGTACCGATAATAGGATAAATAATAAGAGAGATTAAAAACTATGGCAAAAATAAATTTAGGAAGAGTAAAATTTAGTTTCCAAGGAGATTGGAATAACGATACAAACTATCGTAAAGATGACGTTGTTTGGTTTGATAACTCTCTATGGATTTGTACTAATCCTTACTTATCAAATGGTTACGATAACTATGCTCCAGGTGATAAAAACACAGGTTATTTCTGGACTAGAACATACTCAAATGACCCTAACTTTAGAAGAGGTTATCACGTATTAGATGATGACTTCCAAAGAAGTAATGAAACAGGTAATCAAATTCTTAATACTTCAAGATATGGTTCAGATGAAAACACGCAAGAATCAACTAGAAACGGCCAAAGATTTGGTCAAGCAAACTGGTTCTCAAATAATTCAAATAACGGCGGTTACTTATTAGACTATCAACATCACTTATTAAATGACGAAGAAGATTACACAATGGGTGATAAAGGTAATTTCTTTGGCTATGGTGAATTAAATACAAACAAAGTACAAATTTTTCAAAACTACATTCCAGTAGAAAATAATTTTAGAGTAGATGTTCAAACATCTCCTTCAACTAGATTTAGATTTGATAACAGATTGCCTAGTTCAGATTTAGGTAGAGAAAACTTTGGTGGTCAAGGTGGTGGTTTTAGACACTTTACTCACTTCAAAGAAGGCTACAGATATAGATTTGACCAAAGAGACGAATCAAATAAAACTTTCCCATTAGCATTTTCTACAACTGCTGATGGTATTCACAACTCAACACCAGGCACTTCATTAGCTGCTGACCCCGATGGTCCTTATTTTGTAATTGGTGAAAAATCAGATGGTGATTCAGGTATTTTCTATCCATTATATCTATCACAAACAGGTGCTAATAATGAAGACCAAAGAATGGGTGGTGGTGGAAACTCATCATCAATTACGTTTTCTGAATTAGTTAGAGGTCCAAATAATGAGACGGTAACAGATAGTACAACTTTCTATATGCCAGATATGATTGACCCAACTGCTGTTGATGAAAGAATTTTAGAAATAGAGGTAACTTCATCAGCAAGTGACCACCCTTATAACGGTCAAGGTTCATCAAACAAATATTCAATTAATGGTGAAGTTGCTACAGCTAATGTTGCATTAAATTTAACTGAAGGTAAAACTTACAGATTTGACCAATCGCATAGTTCAAATGCAGGTCACCCATTAAGATTTTCTAGTACCGAAGATGGTACTCACGGTTCAGGTTCAGAATATACAGCTGGCGTAACCGTTGTTGGTACACCTGGTAAAAAAGGTGCATACACAGAAATTAAAGTAAGAAAAAATACTCCTAAACTTTACTACTATTGCACACAACACGCTAAAATGGGTTATAGTGCAGAAACAAATGCTCCTAGTTCAAGAGCTAGAGCACACGCTCCTTCAAACATTCCAATGTGGAGAGGTGCAAACAAAAATGGTTTAGTAAGATATTTCTTAAACAACAAACAGGTTACAGAAACACAATACATTGAAACATTTGCTGACACTATTGCAAATGACGGTGCTGGTTATACTGGTGATATGCCGTCATACACAACTGAAAATGGTTTAACAAGAGGTGGTCAACAATACTCTTGGAAGAAAAATCAAGACAGACACGTAGAAATTTATATACCTATCGGCTTCTTTAAAATGAGAAGTCAACAGATTTATCCTTATTGTTCAGCAGCTTCAAAAGCAGATATGTACCAAGATTTAGGTTGGAACGTAGAAGAAACTTGGAGAGGTTACAAACATTGGGATAGGATGCAAACAGGTATCAGATTTAGAGGTGAGTACAATCCTAAAGCTCACTACAAATACAATGATGTTGTAGTTTACAGAAAAAGAAAAAGATTGGGTGATGGTACTAAAGCAGAATTCCAACCTCAATCAGGAACAGGTATGTTTAGATGTATCAGAGATTCATTAGGTAGACCACCTATTATGGGACCCCACGATATGACTAGGTCTCCTTTGATGACAAAATCTACAACAACAAGTGGTAAATTAATTAAAGAAGAATACGAAGAATATCCAGCACACATTGGTTCATACTGGAATGATTGGGAAAGTTTTGGTAGTCAAGTTAACCAAATTAACGAAGCTAATCATTGGTATCCTAACAAAGGTCCTATTCATTGGCCATATAAACACGGTCAAATAACTTGTACAAATGATGATAACCTTTACAGACACATTGATAAAAATGGTGTTGCTTGGGGTATTAACTATCCTAGAACAGGTTTCCAAAGATACGGTTCTTACTATTCATCATTCTATCACGAAATTAATTTTAGATGGAGAGACTGGTGGAGAAGTGAAGACTTAAACTACACAGGCTACAATGAAAACAGAGGTAGAAATAGAAGTACGGTAAGAAAACCATTACACACTCCTAGATGTATTCAAATCCAAGAAGGTCGTTCAAGATGTTATTGGTTAATGGATAACGGAGAATTATATGTAAATGGTGAATCTTCAAACGGTGAAATGGGTATCGGTACTGAACAAGGTGATAGAGACGGTACTTTCAGAGTTCACGGTTTAGAAGATGTAAAAATTATTAAAGTTCATACTGACCAATGGAGTGATAACACTTGTCATTCAATAGCTTTAGATGATAAAGGTTCCGTGTGGTGTTGGGGTTATAATGACCAAGGTCAAATTGGTGATGGTAGAACACAAAACAAAACAGCACCTTACAGAATACCTAACAAATATTTTGATAACGAAAAAATTATTGACGTATGTTCAACTAATAGAAGTACATATGCAAGAACAGCCAGCGATAACATTTACGCTTGGGGTAATAACGGTATCGGCCAATTAGGTGATACTACAACAACTGACAAATACAGACCTACAAAAATGCAAGGTTGGGATCCTGTTGCAAACAACGGTATCGCAGTTTGGGCAATAAATGGTAGTGGTGATGATGGTTGGGTAACCCTACTAGATGGTAATGGCTACTTATGGAATTGTGGTGAAAATAACTACGGTAACTTTGCTGATGGTACTACAACTAACAACACGCAGTTAACAAAAACTGAAGTTGCACCAGGTGGTGACATTGTTGATATTTGGGTTATGTACTGGAATGGTTACAAAACAATTTATATGAGAGCAAAAGATGGTACTTGTTATCACGCAGGTTCATCACAATCATATAGAGTAGGTGGTAGTGGTGCTCAAGGTAGTACAGGTACTCCTACGGTTATGCAAAAAGTTACCAACATTAAAGAAGCTTATGTTTCTGGTAACTATTCAGACCAAGGTAAAGCATTTTGGATAACTGATAGTGGTAGAAGTTATTGCTACGGTTACGATTCAAGAAATTCTATGTTGCACCCTCAAGCAGGTACAAACTGGACTGGTGAAGATGGTAATTACTATCCTTTCCATTGGTACACACCTGCTGGCGCTAGAGTAAAAACTATGCACATAACTTCAGATGACCAAGGTTCGTCTGAATATGCAGGTGGTTATAGATTTACAGATGAATATGGTAAAATATATCATTGGGGAAGAAATAACTGGTTGACAGGACATAACTGGTGGACACACGGTTGGTCTTCAACAAATGGCCAAGGTTATAACCAAGGTCACGGAAGATAATTATAAATAGTATTATTACTAAAGGAGAAAAAAATGGCAATCAAAGTAATGAGAGTAAAAGAAATCGCTTTAGAAGCTGATTACACTCATCCGGTTGTGTCAAGTGGAACAGGTCCTGTGTCGTTAATGACAATTGACGGTTATGGATATTCTTACTATGATGACGCAAATGTTACCATCACTACTGACGGCGTAAATGCTAGTAAGTATGAGGTAAAAGTTATGGATGCTACTGATTCAGACGATTTAGCAATTCTTAAAAAATTAAGAGAAACACCATCATTGTTAGTGGAAAGAGCTGCAAGACAAGAAACTTTTGATAATGAATATTCAAAAGTTCAAGTGTATGACGCTATGTTTAATGATGTAGAAGCTGTAAAAACAGCACATAACACTCTTAAATCTGACATTAATGCGATATATACCAACAAAGGTTTACCAGCATTAATTAGTTAATAAAAATTAAAAGGTAGAAAAATGGCTTTTGAATTAGAACAATTTAAACTTAAATGGCAAGGTCCTTGGAGAGATAGAACAGCTTATTCCAAGAATGATATTGTTGCGTGGAAAGGAAAATCTTATAGATGTATAAGAGATTGTCCTGTTGCGTACACAATTTCTGGTGACTTTATGGTTAATACGAATAACTACTCTATGGATCCTTTGAGATTAGTTCAAAAGACTTTTAGACCAGACAATCCAAAATACTGGCAATTATTCTTACGTTCAACAGATGATATTGGTGAATGGGAATTTTATAGACAATACGAGCCAGGTGAAATGTGTTCAGTTGGTAGAAAAATCTATCAATGTATTAAAAGAACAAGACGTTATAATACTTGGGTTGAAGAACACGATGGAACAACAAGTGAATATTGGGTGAAAATTTACGAATCACCTTATAAAACTCCAGACAGAAATAAAATTGTATCTTTCACTAATAGAGCTCCTTTAGGGTGGAAGTACAATATGGGTAGAAATTCAAGAGAACAACAACACAACTATACACTTGGTTGTATTCATTCAGATGGTGACTTTTATGGCCACGGTGGTAATAACAACAACGGTCAAATGGGTATGGGTGATGGTCAATCAGGTAATGCAAGACGTGGTTCTCCTAAAAACGTAGGTTTTACTTTTACTGACTGGATGACTTCAGCAGATAATAAAGATTTAGCTTACGATAATGAATTTACAGGAAATATGGTGACACCAGATGGTGAAGCACCTAAATGTATTCAACACATATCATCAAGCGCTACATCTTGGTGGTTGATGAATAACGGAGAAGTTTACTCTTCTGGTTATAACTCACACTATCAATTAGGTTATAACGAAGGTGGTAACACAAATACTTCCGACAGAAATTACACAAACAGAGTATCAGCTAGTGATACCGTTGACTGGTTAGGTGAAAATATACGTTCATTTAACGAAACTAAAATTGTAAAAATTGGTTCTTCAGGTCAAGGTCAAAACAACTCTGCTTGTATGCAGTTTGCATTAGGTGAAGACGGCTCAGTATGGATGTGGGGTCATAACAACCAAGGTCAGTTTGGTGGCGGTAACCCTAGTATCAACAACTCAACTGATACAAACGCAGGTTCGCCTTACTCATTTTCTTTCTATTCAACAAACGTAAAAAGACCTGTTAAAATTCCTCAAACATTCTTTAATCAAAAGAGAATTGTTGATATGTGGGCAAACGGTAACGAAGAAATGTTTTTCCACGCTCTTGACGAAGACGGATACTTATGGTTCTGGGGTCAAGACGTACACGGTAACGGAGGTGTAGGTGCTAACGCTCACACTTCTCAAGGTACAAGATACTATTACATTCCAAGAAGAGTAGAAGTAAACTGGAATTTATACGGCGGTATGAAACTATTACAACATTGGTCATACTCTTCACAATCACACGCAGGTACTTGGGTACTTGATGGTGAGGGTTATATGTGGTACACAGGTTACTTAACAAACGGTCAAGTTCCTGGTATGTACGGCTTAGGTGATAACGCAACTAGATTTGTTTCACAATTCCAAAGAACAGACTTCCACTTAAACGGCGATATTGATGAATTCTGGTGTGGTGGTGATGAACACAAATGGATGTATATGAGACAAAAATCTACTGGTATGTTATGGGTAAGTGATGGTAATTATGGAACATATGGTAGTAGAGGTACACGTTCACAACAAGGTTATTATTATAGTTCAGGTGGTATTCACGGAATGATGTCTCATTTAAGAGGACCAAAATATGTAAGATATGTTGCAGGTATGAACGAAAACAGAGGTGATGGTTCTTATCAATACGATTTCCCTCTAATACTTGATGAATCAGGTGAAGTATGGTACGGTGGTTATGCTCAAGGTTTCTATCCTTCAGGTACTAACTCGAATCCGTCAGATGATTCAGATGGTTGGGAACATATGCCAGAGCAAGCGTTTGAAGGTAACTCTGAAAATAGACATAGAAAAAGAAGAGGTACTATGCCTAACAATAGTAAGATTGTTGACTTACATTGCTACGGTTATCCAACTGCTCAAAACTTTGCGGCTAGAGATTCAAGTGGTAAGTTATATACTTGTGGTTATGCAGGTAATAACCAAACGTATCTATACGATATTATGCCATACAGATACTATACTCAAACGATTTCATCTTGGGGAAGTAATAACTACCGAACCCATTGGGCTTCACAGCCAGGCGACTAATAAATAGTTTTTGACTATTTTTATTATGAGGTTAAAATGTACAAAACGAAACAAAACTATTTAAGATTCAAAACACACGAAATCTTTTCAGATAAGTTTAGTAAAGAATATCCTAAAGAACAACAAGCTACTTATTGGTATCAAATTTGGTTTCTCATTAATAGTATAGAATTATTAATGAAAGATTGGGACTTTGATACTCACGAAGTTGCAAAAGATTTTACTCATAAGTGGCTAGAATTATGGCCGTTTCCTTTAAATAACACACTCGGTGGAGCACCTGCTTTTCAAAGAGTACCAACTCTAGTTGATGGCACAGATTATCTTTGTCAAAAATATAATCTAAACGGTACTTGGACAACTGATTATAAAACACCAATTAATAAATTTTCTGTTCAAGTTGTTTACGGTGTATTAGTAGATTTATTTAAAGATGTATTAAAGGTTGAACAAGAACAAGTAAATGCCTTTTTATTACCATTAAAAGATTACGATAAAAAAAGATTTGTAAGAACAAGACAAGATACTATTAAAGCAATTGTTGGTATGTCTGACTTTTTTATGAATACAAAAGATGTATGGATTGAAACAAAAGAATTTGGCGACTGGAGAATTAAAGACTCTGAAAGAACAATTGCAGAATGGAAACAAGGCTTTGTTGACCATAAAACACCAGATGATTACCCATTAGACAAAAGTAAAATTATTGACCATAGAAAAGGTGTTGATGATAACAGATGGACAAGAGAAAAACCATTTTTAGAGGACGAAGATTTATTATATGGACAACGAGAAGAAGTATAAAATTACCGAGTTAACTTGGGAATATCATAAGAACGCAGAAAGACAAGACTTTGTAAAAATATTAATGTCAGGTGAAATTGACCCTAGACTATATGCAACTTATCTTTACAATCAACTAGCTTGTTATTCTAAACTAGAAGAATATTGTTTAGAAAGTTCTTTGTTTATGGACACAAAAAATTTACCAAGAGCACCACATATTCATTATGATTACACACATTTATGGACAGATATTGGTAGTCCACCTGAATTAACAGAAAGTACAAAGGCTTACGTTGAACATTTAGAAACTATTAGAGGTGAAAACGAAAAGTTATATGCTCACGTTTATGTTAGACATTTAGGTGATTTATCTGGTGGTCAAATGATTATGAGAAAGACACCTGGTCCTAACAGATATTATATCTTTAAACATAAAGAAGTAAAAGAGTATAAAAGAATTGTAAAAGAAAGAGTTGAGAGTTATTTAAACTTATATGAGGTAAATGTGTTGCCTGAAGCAATCTTTTGTTTTGAAAGTGCAACAAAACTATTTAAGGAAATGTATGATTTGGGAAAGACTTATTAAGTGGAAAGATGAGACTATTGAAGTCTTAAACAATAATCTGGTTGAATACAACGAACCAGGTATGGAAAGATTCAATAATGAAAAGTTAGGTTGGGTCAATAGAACCTGGAATAACAGATATATTAGAAGAGCTCATCTTGACGTAGTTGATGTTAGAGAATCTAAAGGTCTTTGGATGGCTCATCTATGTTTATTTCCTATGTTAACAAATGGTGGACCGATTTATGGTTTTGATATTATTGCAGGTGAAAAAAAGGTTACAGGTGCTTTTCACGATTTTAGTCCTCTATTACAAAAAGACCACCCATTAACAAAATGGTTCATAGAAGAAAACAAGTGGTTTAAACCGAGTAAAGAGAGAGAGTTACCAGAGTGGGCAAAGGCTATCTTTTCGGGAGGAATGATAGCCGCTGGTAACGTTAGAGAAGAAGACGAATTAAATAAAATCTGTACAATGGCAGTATCTAATTTAAATAATTACATTGACAAGATAAGAAATCACGAAGGCGAGGCTGAAATGGCAGACGTAATTAAGGCGCAAAATTACTACTCTGAACATCAACAAAAAAATCCTCACACGCCTAGAGTTATGCAATCACTTGGTTTGCCTGAAGAGGATATCAAATTATTCTGCTCGGACAACCTATTTCCATTTGTTTCAGAAAACCAACCCTACTTGAAATAATTATTATAAATATACCAGAAAAGGGTATAAACAATGGCAGAACCAGCTACAAGAGAGAATTTAAAACAATATGCTTTAAGAGCATTAGGTAAGCCTGTAATTGAGATTAACGTAGATGATGACCAACTTGAAGATAGAATTGATGAGGCAATACAATACTTTGCTCAATACCATTATGATGGTGTAAAAAGAACATATTTAAAATATCAATACACACAAGCTGATAAAGACAGAATGACAGGTGACTCGTCTGAAACGGCAACCGTTGGTTCTGATTCAACAATCTGGAAAGAAGGCAATAACTTCTTAGCAATACCAAGCTCAATTCTTTCAGTAATTAATATATTCCCTTTTTCTAATAAAGGAAACTTAAACTTATTTGATGTAAGATACCAATTAAGATTAAATGACCTATATGACTTCTCATCAACAAGTGTAATTAATTATGATGTTGTATTAAGACATTTAGATTTTTTAGACCACGTTTTAGTTGGCGAAAAACCTATGAGATTTAATCAACACGAAAATAAACTTTATATAGATATGGACTGGAAAAATGATTTACAAGTTGGTGAATATCTAGTAATTGAGTGTTATAGAAAATTAGACCCTAATACTAATACAGATGTTTACAATGATATTTTCTTAAAGAGATATGTAACCGCTTTATTTAAAAGACAATGGGGTGCTAACTTATCAAAATTTGGTGGTGTACAAATGATAGGTGGCGTAACCTTAAATGGTCAAGAAATATTTTCACAAGCATTAGCAGATATTGAAAAACTAGAACAAGAGATAAGAAGCTCATATGAATTAAATCCAGCAATGATGATAGGGTAAAATGTTATGGCAATCAATCACTACTTTCAAGGTGGACGAGGTATTGGGAATAATGCTGAAAAGAGATTGCACGAAGACCTAATCATTGAAGGATTAAAAATCTACGGACAAGACGTATATTACCTACCACGAACATTAGTTAACAGAGATTTAGTTTTAGGCGAAGATACTACAAGTCGTTTTGACGACTCGTATATGATTGAAATGTATTTTGAAACTGCTGAAGGCTTTGCTGGCGAACAAGAATTAATCAACAAATTTGGTTTAGAAATTAGAGAAGATACAACACTAGTTGTTTCTAAACGTAGATTTGAGGAACACGTTGCAAGTAAGGCTAATTTAATTGCAACAGGCAGACCAAATGAGGGTGATGTAATTTATTTACCTTTAATGAATTCATTTTTTGAAATTCAGTTTGTTGAAGACCAAGAGCCATTCTTTCAATTAGGAAACTTACCTGTTTACAAATTGAGGGTAACTAGATTTGAATACTCTAACGAAGAGATTAATACAGGCCAAGAAATACTTGACCAAGCTGAAGATAAGTATTCATTAAATACATTAAACCACAAAATGTCATTAGAGAGTGGTCAAGTTGCATTAACAGGCGATGGTTCAATTGAATTAGAAGATTACTTTGATTATGCAACAGGTCAAAAGGCGTTATTAATGTTAGAAACTTTTGAAGGTACTGAAACAATACAAACACAATCTAGTTATGCAAACAATTTAGATATGAACGAGGCTGCTGGTTATGATACTACTTCTACAGCTGATGACATACTAGACTTTACAGAAAGAAATCCTTTTGGAGAGGTTGACGAATAATGTTTGGTTCACATTTTTATAACGAGGGTATTAGAAGATTAACAATTGGTTTTGGTCAGTTGTTTAATAATATCATTGTACAAAATAAATCTTCAACAGGTGCAGTTACCAAAAGATATAGAGTGCCATTAGCATATGCACCAAAAGAAAAGTTTTTAGTTAGATTAGATGAACAAGCTAATTTAAATAATAGAGAATTTGCGATTACCTTACCTCGTATGGGTTTTGAAATGACAGGACTATCATACGACCCTAGCAGAAAATTAAATAAAATGCAAAAGTTTAAACAGGTTAAGGCAGGCGAAGATGGTAAAGTTATGGATTACAATTACACTCCTGTTCCGTACAACGTTAATTATACCCTTAATATATTTACGGCAACAGCTGAAAACGGTTTAATAATTGTAGAACAAATTTTACCATTCTTCCAACCAGATTATACGGTAACCGTAAATATGGTTCCAGATTTAAATATAAAAAGAGACGTGCCAATTGTATTGAATAGTGTAAATTATGAAGATAGCTATGACGGTACTTTTACTAATAGAAGAGCAGTTATATATACATTATCATTTACAGCAAAAACTTACTTGTTCGGTCCAATGGCAAATAGTAAAGTTATCAAAGAAGTACAAGATGACTTATATACTTCAACAGAAAAACCACCAGCAACAAGAGAGGAAAGGATTATTGTTTCACCGAATCCAGCAAACGCTGACGCAGATGATGATTTTGGATTTACAACTCAAATTCTAAATTTCACGGACGGTAAAAATTATAATCCTTCTACGGATACAGATGAGTAAACTTGAGGATAGTGTAAACGAAATTTTAGGTATTGAAAAGAAAAGTACAGATGTTGCAGTAAAAGACTTTGAGCAACCAGCACCAGTACCTAGAAAAATAGATGAAACAAAATCAGATGTTGATAATGATTATGAACATAGTAGAGATAACTATTATAATCTTATTGACAAAGGTAATCAAGCAATTGAAGGTATATTAGATATTGCAAAAGAAGGCCAACACCCTAGAGCCTATGAAG